ACAAAGACCTCAATTTTGAGTATCACTTTGTTGGAATTGAATTCCCTGTTGGCAAGACGGTAGAGATACCGCTTCAAACAGCCAAACATGTGCTTGGTTACGGAGATGATGACAAGGAGAAGTATCTCGTCCAGTTGGGCTTGATACGACTCCACAGCGAACTTGAAGAAGCAACGGAGCGGTTCAAGCGGATAGAAATATCTGAAACCAATCCAAAAAAGAATAGCTCGTTACCCTCGGCTATTGGCGTAGTACCCTTGAGGATTGAAAAATCCTTGGGGGGAAAGTCCAACCAGAGGGTTGCTTAACATGAAAGTAACATGGCAACTCTCTCTTCCTACATCACGGAAGTACAGCGACTTTTGCATGATGCAAACTCTGTCTTCTGGTCTACTGCGGAGCTAACGGACTACATCAACGATGCCCGTGAGCGAGTAGCGAGAGATACAGGGTGCTTGCGTACCCTGCAAGTAACTGCCACCCCAATTTCCAATACAGGCGTAGCCGCAACAGCGTGGGCAGAAAGTACCCCTGTTACCGCTGGTGAATTCCTGTTTTCAAACATCTTCATTTATGAAGTTACCACCACGGGCACGACAGGCACAACTGCGCCTCCCTACCCTGCTTCTGGTTATACTTTTCCCCCGTCCACCGCATTCACTGATGGCACGGCTCAACTGACTTATTCTGGCCCTGCGGAAATAATTCCCTTTGCTACCCTGTCCAGCGGCACAACTTTGGACATCCTGAACGTCAACATTTACTGGGGTAACAGCCGCATACCGTTGCGCTATTTGCCCTGGTCAAACTTCAACGCTCAATTGCGTTACTGGCAAAACTACGTAGGCAGACCCATTTGCTTTTCTGTCTACGGACAGCAACAGATTTACATAGGCCCAGTTCCTGACCAGGCTTATGTTGTCGAGATTGACAGCACCATCTTGCCGACACCTTTGAACTTATCAACGTCCAACGCTGTTGACCCTATTCAAGACCCTTACACCACTCCCGTGGCTTTCTATGCGGCTTACAAAGCCAAGTACAAAGAGCAGAGCTATGGTGAGGCTGAACTTTACAAACAAGAATACACCAAGCACGTACAGGCAGTGTTGAATTCTGTCTATACGAGGCGCATCCCTGACCCCTACAGTAGCTTCTAATCATGGCAGCAGCAGAACAAAAAAAGTCTTATGCTGTCATTAAGAACTTCAAAGGTCTAAACACCAAGGCCAACAGGACAGCTATTGATGAGGAAGAGTTTTCATGGATTGAGAACGCCATGCCTATTGGCTTTGGCAACATCAAGATTGTTCAAGCTCAGTCTGTTGTTGTAGATTCTGGTAATGCCGCTGTATCGTTTGGCAACGTAGTTTCCACCTTGGAAAGCTGTAATCTGGGGTTGTCAGACTACATCCTTGCGTTTGAAGAAAACGGACGGGGTGAGTATTTCAAGATTGACAGTGCCACAAAAGGCAATGTGGCTATCACTGGCACATTCTCTTCTGCCAATGTCTCTACCGCCCAGTGGAAGAATGAGTTTGTCTTTATAGGTGACCCCGACAAAGGCTTGTTTACTTGGAACGGCACTGATTTGCTTGCCGTAGGTGGCGTAGGTTCTGTAGGCATTACCAATAAAGGTTCTGGCTACACCTCTGCGCCAGCAGTAACCATCTCTGCCCCCAATCAAACAAACGGTGCTCAAGCAACAGCCACGGCAACCATTACTGCCAATGCTGTTTCCTATATTTCTATCAACAACGGTGGTAGCGGGTATACCGCTGCCCCTACCGTAACCATCACAGGTGGTGGTGGTAGCGGTGCAACTGCCATTGCCCAAGTCTTAACCTTTACCAAAGGTGCGCTTGTCATTTCTGTAACAAATGGCGGGTCTGGTTACAACACACCTCCAGCGGTCACCATCACTGGCGGTGGCGGTGCAAATGCTGCGGGTACTGCAATTGTGTCTGGTAACGCCATTGCTGCGGTCATCATGACCAACGTGGGTGACAACTACACATCTGTTCCTACTGTCAGTATTGCCGCTCCCCCTACGCCCACAGGCAACACTACAGCAACAGCTATAGGTGTACCCAACCTTGACTCTATTGTCAGCGTGGCAACCTTCTCTGGACGTGTCTGGGTGGCTACAGGACGCACAGTTACCTACTCATCTTCTGTCAGCCCGTTTGATTTTGTGTCCGTGTCTGCGGGTGCTATCACCCTCTCTGACTCAACCTTGCACGGCAACATTCAATATTTGATGTCTGCCAACAACTTTCTGTACATCTTTGGCGATGACAGCATCAACGTGTTCTCGGATGTTAGGGTAACTACTACAGGCTCAACCCTGTTCACCAACACCAACGTGTCTGCTTCTGTCGGTAGCAAGCTGAAGTACGCTGTGTTCCCTTACTTCCGTTCAGTGTTGTTTATGAACAACTACGGGGTGTATGCCCTTGTTGGCTCAACCACCAGCAAGCTGTCTGACCCGATGGACGGCATCTTTCCCTATATTGATTTCACCTTGCCTATCACTGGCGGTCAGGTGTTGCTCAACAACATTTTGTGTGCGGCATTTAACTTCTACCTCAACAGCAGCTTTCCAATCACAGATGGTTCACGCTATGTTCAGGCTGTTTTCTTTGAGAAGAAGTGGTTTATCACCAGCCAGGGCACACAGACTTACATCACATCTGTAGCTGTTGGCGGGTTAATAAGCATGTACGGGGTAACAGGAACGGCTTTGTACAAGTTGTACGCCTCTGCCACAGCCAACATATCCAGCGAGATACAGACGGCTCTTTCTCCCATGAAAGACCCTATCCGCACCAAGCAAGCTCTGAAGTTTGGTGTGGAAGCAACGCTCACCACCCCTGCAACATTCAACGTGACAGTGGACAGCGAGTATGGAAGCAGTCCTGTTTATTCGTTGACCAACACGGGTATTGATTGGACAAATGTCTACGGGGATGTTGTACCTTGGACAAACAACACAAGTACGGTTATTCCGTGGGTTACTTCTAAGGGATATAACTTGTACAAGTCAGATGCACAGCAGTACGGCAAGTATTTGGGATTGACCATCACTTCCAACAATGCCGCATTTATTGTGAACACAATTGAGTTTGAACACGAATTAAGAGTGAGGTTTTAAATGGCAGTCCCGTATACCTTTTCAACAGCCACAGGCTCTTTGCCGCTGTCTCAGCTTGACAGCAACTTTTCTACCGCCATTACTATCGGTAACACGGCTGTTGTGCTTGGTGACAGCATCACCACCATCAACAATCTGACCCTTGGTAACGTAGCCATTACAAGCGTTTCTACTGCCTTTCCTAACGGGTACTTGGCAAACAGCAATGTGATTGTTGGTACAACCACACTGACTCTGGGTAGCACGGTTACGTCTATTAACGGGTTGAGTCTGTCTAACGTCACCATCAGTAGCGGTAATGTGACCATCTCTAACGTCACTACAACCAACGTCACTGCTACAACTGCCAACGTAACTACAGCAAATGTGGGTACGCTTGTTGTTATAGGAGATGCAACAGTAGGTGGAAACACAACTGTTACTGGAAATATTACAGCAGCAAAAGGAACATTCACCAGTGCTAACGTCAGCGGCACAGCAAATGTATCCACTCTTGCTGTTGTAATTAACGCTACTGTTGGAGGTAATGCTACTGTTACTGGTAATGTGGGTATAGGTACTAGTTCGCCAGCATATAAATTGGATGTGGCTGGAGTAATTAGCACAAACAATAACTTGACATTCACAGGCACAGGCAACCGCATCACTGGTGACTTCAGCAATGCAACGCTTGCAAATAATATACTTTTTCAATCTAGTACAACAAACGGCGGCACAACAATTTATGCCATTCCAAACGGCACGGCTACTAATAGTACATTTACATCAACAAACGCTAGCGACACGGTAAATTATTCTCGTCTATCAATGTCAGCACAAGTCGCTGACGTGCGCTTTGTTTCATCTTTTGCAGGTACAGGCACATACTTGCCAATCATATTCCTCACAGGAGGCAGTGAAAGAGCGAGGATTGATACCAGCGGTAATGTGGGTATAGGTACTAGTTCGCCAACGGCGGTTCTTATGCTTAAAGCAGGAACAGCTACAGCCAGTACAGCACCTTTGAAATTTACTTCTGGTACAAATTTGACTGCGACAGAAGCGGGTGTTGTTGAATATGACGGTACTGTTATTACATCAACAAGCAACACAAATTTTGGTAGAGCAACTATACCGTTGACAAACTATGCCTCTGGCACAGGTACTGCTCTAGGCACAAACACAGAGGCAACAAACGCCGTCTTGCTGCCTTCCGCAAACGACACAATCACGTTGTCTGTCGGCACTTATTTCCTTGACGTTTCTTACATTGTTACCAGAGGTGCGACTTCTACAACAAGTGCAACAGCGAGAATAAACATCAGGGGTACAGGTGCAGCAGTAGGCAACTTTAGCGGTATGTCTCTGAGCGCACCCACTGCTGGTGGTGCAACTGCCAACTTCTCTTTTGATGCTGTAAATATCACGACCGACAATGTGTTGACTGCCGCAAGCACTACTGCTGCTGGTGTATACACAATCAGTTTGCGGGGACTTTTAAAGATAACCACAAGCGGAACAATCATCCCTCAATATAGTTTGAGCGCAAACATCAATGCTGCTGGCACAGTGGCAAAAGTTTTGTATTTCCGTATGCAACAACTTGATACACAGAGTGCGGCTGCTGCTGGCCCTGCTGGTACTGGTTGGGCTTAATTTTTTCAAGGAGTAAATCATGGCAACAACAATCACTTGGGTTATTCAGCAACTCGACCGCCAAACATCTGAC